AACTAACACATTTACTTATAAGAAAAAAGTTAATGCATCAGGAGCTGAAAAAGTCATAGAAAAAGAAGATACATTTAATCCAACTCCAGAAATGATGGAGGAAGGTAATTTTAAAAAAATGTCTAAGACTATAGATGTTTGGTATGAAGGTGTAATGGTTATGGGTACAAGCATTTTGCTTAAATGGGAAATGGCTGAAAACATGGCTAGACCACAATCAGCATCACAAGAAGTTTATCCTGAATATGTAGCTTGTGCGCCACGAATGTATAAAGGCGTGTTTGAATCATTAACAAGAAGGATGATTACGTTTGCTGATTTAATTCAGATTACTCATTTAAAGTTACAACAAGTAATTTCTAGAGTTGTACCAGATGGGGTTTTTATAGATGCAGATGGACTTAATGAAGTAGATTTAGGAACTGGACAAGCATACAATCCAGAAGATGCACTTAGAATGTTTTTTCAAACAGGTAGTGTTATTGGTAGAAGTTATACTCAAGACGGAGATTATAATCAAGCAAAAGTTCCTATTCAACAATTAAATAGTAGTTCAGGTCAAGGAAAAATTCAAAGCTTAGTTGGAACTTACAATCACTATATGCAAATGATAAGGGATGTAACAGGCTTAAATGAAGCTAGAGATGGAGCTACCCCTGATTCTTATTCTTTAGTTGGATTACAAAAGTTAGCTGCATTAAGTAGCAATACAGCAACAAGACATATATTAGATTCAGGGCTTCAAATAACTCAACGATTATGTACTGCTTTATCTAGTAGAATTGCTGATGTTTTAGAATATTCTGAAAATAGAGAAGAATTTATTAATCAAATTGGAAAGTTCAATGTTGGTATATTAGATGAAATAAGTAAATTGTATTTAAGTGATTTTGGAATATTTATAGAAATTGAACCAGATGAAGAGGAAAGAAAAATGTTAGAAGCTAACATTCAAATGGCCTTGCAAAGAGATTCTATAAACTTAGAAGATGCTATTGATATAAGAGAAATACAAAATTTAAAATTAGCTAATCAAGTTTTAAAATTAAAAAGAAAAGCTAAAGAAGATACTATACAAGAACAAAAAGCTGCAGCTGCTCAACAACAAGGGCAAATACAACAACAGTCTCAACAAATGGCTGCTCAAGCTGCTCAACAACAATTCCAAATGGAACAGCAAGCTTTAATTATGTTAGAAGAAGCTAAGATGAAATTTGGTATTCAAAAAATGCAGGGTGAAGCTTCTATAAAAGCTGAATTAATGAATCTAGAATTTTCATTGCAAATGAAGTTAAAAGGAGTAGATGTTGAAGTAGCTCAAATGCAACAAAAAGGTATAGAGCAAAGAGAGTCAGAAAGAGAAAATGCAAAGTCCTCAAGAATTTCACAAGCTAATACAGAACAATCTAAATTAATAGAGCAAAGAAAAAACAACTTACCCTCAGTTAGTTTTGAATCAAATGAAGATAGTTTAGATGGATTTGATCTTGCAGAATTTGAGCCTAGATAGAATTTAAGGCCTATAAACATTAAATTAAATTAATTGTAACTTTACAAAAATCAAATAAAATGGAAATCAAAGTAAAATCATTAGACTCTATGCCAGAAAAATCTGCGCAAGAAGTAGAAGAAAAGTTATTAAAAAATCATGAAAATGAAATATCTACCGATGCTGTTGAAAAAGAGCCTGTAGAACAAGTAGTCGAACAAGATTCGACAGTTGAAAGTCCAACTATAAAAGACGAAGACGTTCTTTCATATATTAAAAATAGATATAATAAAGATATATCATCTGTAGATGATTTGTTTGTTGAAAGAGAACAGGCAGTAGATTTACCAGAAGATGTATCTAAATATTTAGATTACAAAAAGAACACAGGTCGTGGGTTTGAAGATTTCGTAAAAGTAAATAAAAACTACGGAGATTTAAATGACGATCAAGTATTAGCAGAGTATTATTCTTTAACGGAAAGTGACTTAGATAGTGAAGACATTCATTATTTAATGGATGAAAAGTTTTCGTATGATGAAGATCTTGATGATGAAAAAGAAATAAAGAAAAAAAACATTGCTAAAAAAAGAGAACTTTCAAAAGCTAAGACATATCTTAATGAGTTAAAAGAAAAATATAGAGTTCCTCTTGAGTCAAGTGGGGGTTCTTTTTCTGAACAACAAGTTGAGGAGTTACAAGCTTACAAGAGTTATATAGAAAATTCTAAGTCAGAAGAAGAAATTGCTAAAAGAAAAAACGAGTTTTTTTTAAAAAAAACAAATGATGTTTTTAATTCCGAGTTCAAAGGTTTTGAGTTCAATGTAGGAGATAAAAATGTAAATTATTCTTATGGTGATGTTTCTGAAATGAAATCAAAGCAAATGGATTTAAACAATCTAGTCAGCAAATTTGTTGGTGAAGATGGTTTATTAAAAGATGCTAAAGGATGGCATAGAGCTTTAAGTGCTGCTATGGATCCTGAAAGATTTGCTAACTACTTTTATGACCAAGGTAAATCTGATGCGATAGGTGACGTTACTAAAAAAAGTAAAAACGTTAACATGTCAATTAGACCAACTCCTCAATCAATAGGAGACACAGGTTTTAAGGCTAGACAGATTTCAGATACAAGCGGAAAAGGGCTAAGAATTAGAAGTAAAAAATAAAAGTTTAAAAATTTAAAAAACAAAATTATGCCAGTAGAAGCAGTACCAGGTTTTGACTTACAACCAAGTTCAGAACAAGTCTTATTACAGACAAATTATATTACTAACTTTGATTTCTTAAATCAGTATCTTCCAGATACTTATGAAAAAGAATTCGAACGTTATGGAAACAGAACAGTAGCATCATTCTTAAGAATGGTAGGCGCTGAAATGCCTTCTAATTCTGACCTTATTAAATGGGCAGAGCAAGGAAGACTACACACGAAGTATGTAAATGTAACTTCAGGAGCAGCCGCAGGGTCATTAAACGCTACTTTGACAATTAATGATGCATTAGTACCTGGATCAGGAACTATTGCTATTCGTGTAGGTCAAACAATTATGTTATCTGACAATACAGCAGCTTCAGTACTTAGTAACAAAGCTATTGTAACAGCAGTTAACGGAGTAGCAGGAACAATAGATGTAGCTTATTACGAAGCAGCAGGTCAAGCAATGCTTGGTGGTGGCCCAGCAGATGTTTGTTCTTTGTTTATTTATGGTTCTGAATTTCAAAAAGGAGCTATTGGAATGCAAGGACAATTAGAAGCTGATGATGACATCTTCCAAAATTCACCAATTATCATTAAAGACCGTTACGCAGTATCAGGTTCTGACATGGCTCAAATTGGATGGATTGAAGTAACAACTGAAAACGGTGCAACAGGATTCTTGTGGTACTTAAAATCAGAGCATGAAACTAGACTTCGTTTTGAAGATTACTTAGAAACAGCTATGGTTGAAGCAGTACCAGCTGAAGCAGCTTCAGGTGCAGCAGCAATTGTTGAAGGTATCGCAAGTGGTGTAGGTAACAAAGGTTCAGAAGGACTTTTCTATGTAGTTGAACAAAGAGGAAATGTGTTTAGCGGTGGTAACCCAACAACTCTTGCAGAATTTGATGCTATCATTCAAAGACTTGACAAACAAGGTTCTATTGAAGAAAATGTTATTTTCTTAAACAGACAGTTTGGATTTGACGTTGACGATATGTTAGGTGCTATTGGTGGAGGTTATGCTTCAACAGGCCCTGGGATTGGAGCTTCATTTGGTTTATTTGACAATGATGAAGAAATGGCTCTTAACTTAGGATTCTCAGGATTCCGTAGAGGTTATGACTTTTACAAGACAGATTGGAAATACTTAAACGACCCAACCATGCGTGGTGACATCGTTGGTGGATCTGTAAATGGTATATTAGTACCTGCAGGTTCTACAACAGTATATGACCAAGTGTTAGGTAAAAATGCTAAACGACCATTCTTGCACGTTCGTTACAGAGCTTCAGAAACTGAAGACAGACGTTACAAGACTTGGATTACAGGTTCAGCAGGTGGAGCAGCTACTTCTAGCTTAGATGCTATGGAAGTTAACTTCTTATCTGAAAGAGCTTTATGTACTTTAGGTGCTAACAACTTCTTTATCTTTCAATAAGATATAGACTATAATCATGTAGTAGTTACCCTTGTTGAAATGACAAGGGTAATTATTACTTTTATTAAAATTAAATTTAAATCAAATGAAAAAAACCAAAGAAGCTTTTGTAACTAAAAGCTACAAACTTACCAGAGGAAAAGCTCCATTGAGCTACACAATTCCATCAAGAAACTCAAAAAGAAGTTCATTATTATATTTTGACCAAGACACAGGCGAAAACAAGCCTATGCGTTATGCTAGAAATCAAAAAAGTATTTTTGAAGATGAGCAAGATGGAAATGTAATTTTAGAACCAATTGTTTTTGAAGATGGATTTTTAATAGTACACAAAGAAAATCAAATATTACAAAAATTTTTAGCTTTTCATCCAGGCAATGGAAATGTATTTGTTGAAATAGACAAAGAAAAAGATGCATCTATAGATGTTGATACTATGGACTTGACTTTAGAGGCAATGATAGCAGCAAAAGATATGGGCATTGAAATGTTAGAAACAATAGCTAGAGTTGTAATAGGTTTAAAAGTAGAGAGAATGACATCTGCGGAATTAAAACGTGATGTAAGATTATTTGCAGGTAGATATCCTGAAGAATTTTTAGAATCTATTAATGACCCTTTATTAGCTCTTCAAAATAAATGTGCTAAATTTTTTAGCGAAGGTTTATTACAATTAAAAAACAACAAAGATGTTTATTATAACTTAAAAGGAAATAAAAAGAAACTACTTACAGTTCCTTATGGTGAAGATCCTTTGTTTATTTTAGCGTCATTTCTTCAAAGTGATGAAGGAATAGAAGTTTTAAGAATATTGGAAGACAAGCTATAACCAATAAAAAAAATTAGCTTATACCTGAAAGGGGGTTTCAAAAAATTGAAGCCCCTTTTTTTGTATCTTTGTGAAAAGATTAAGTAGATATGAGTTTAATAAATACAGTAAGAGCAACTGTCCTTTCTATTGCAAATAAAAATAACTATGGGTATATTACACCTAATGATTTTAATTTATATGCAAAGCAAGCGCAATTAGATATTTTTGAAGATTACTTTTACCAATATAATAGTCAAATTGTAAAGCAAAATGCTAGAGTTTCAGGCTCAGGTTATGCTGATTTAGTAAAGGGAATAGTAGAAGTAATAGATAGTTTTTCATCTACCAAAGGATTAATAAACACAGGCATAAATTTATTTGATTTACCTGATGATTATTATTTAGTTGATAAAATTAACAGGAACTTTAACTACAGGTTCAACAGGGAATACATTAGTAGATTCTGCTGCAACTTTTATTACAACTGGAAGCGTGTTACCAGGACAATTAATAACAAACACTACAGGGGGGAGTACTTACTCTGGAGGTACTGCTATTGTAGTGAGTGTGAACAGCGAAACTCAGTTAACAATATCAACTAATGATTTTTTTAATGGTACGTTTTTAAATACTAGTTACAGTATTGTAACTACAAAAGGAATTACAGAAGTTGAAAGGGTTTCTCAAAATAAAATATTTTATTTAAATTCCTCAACATTAACTAAGCCTGGGCTTTCTTTTCCAGCTTATGTTTTAGGTGGCGCAAATAATGCTAACTTAGGAAACACTATTACAGTTTACCCTGAAATTATTACTACACCAGGGACTATTGTATCTCAGTATATTAGATATCCTAAAGACCCTAATTGGACATATTTTAATATTATATCAGGGGGAGATCCTAGTTTTGACGAAACATCAGTCGACTACCAAGACTTTGAATTACCGTTATCAGATGAACCTAATATTGTAAATAAAATATTACAATATGCAGGGATGTCAATAAGAGAAACTGCATTAGTAGAATTTGGAAAAATGGAAGAAAACGAAGCAAATCAACAAGAAGGATAGATTATGGCATATATAACAGAATATCAGTATTACGAAAATACAGGCAATCCACATACAGAAGATGAGAATTGGGGTTCATATCAATATGTTTCATTGAACGACATAGTAAATAACTTTATGTTAATGTATGTAGGTAATGATAAATTGATAAACAACGCTGAAAGATATAACATAATTTTTCATGCTAAGAGAGCTATTCAGGAGTTGAATTATGATTCAATGAAAGAACTTAAAGTATTAGAGCTAGAAGTTTGTGATACGTTAAGATACGTTTTACCGCATGACTATGTAAATTGGGTTAGGATTTCTTTATACAAAAACGGAACATTACTACCACTTACTGAAAACATTCAAACAAATTGGAGTGATGCATATTTACAAGACAATAATTGTAGAATATTATTTGACCATGAAGGTAAAATATTAAAACCATCTACTTCAACTTTAGATTTACAAAGAATTACAGGTGGTAAAAAAAGTATATACTTAAATGAACAAAGTCAATACAATGGTCAAGAAGGATATTTCCACAATGGTCTATGGTATTTTGAATATCCTGTAGGAGCTAGATATGGATTAAATACGGAAACAGCAAATGCAAATCCTACTTTTAAAATAAACAAAAAGTCAGGAGTAATAAATTTTAGTTCTGATATGGCAGGAGAGCTTTGTGTTTTAGAGTATGTTTCAGATGGAATGGAGAATGGAGATGATTCACAGATTAGTGTAAATAAACTTTTTGAAGAATTTATATATTCATATATGAAGTTTGTAATTTTAGCTAGTAAGTATGGTATACAAGAGTTTATCATAAACAGAGCTAGAAAAGAGAAATCAGCTCTTCTAAGGAACGCAAAATTAAGATTGAGCAATATACATCCAGGAAGATTGTTAATGAATCTAAGGGGACAAAACAAGTGGATAAAATAATATGGCTAAGATTCAAAAGAACTTTGTTGGAGGAAGAATGAATAAAAGCATTGATGAACGTTTAGTTCCTCAAGGTGAATATATAGATGCATTAAATGTACGTTTGGGTTCTACGGAAGGAACTGAAATAGGAGCTGTTGAAAATTCAAAAGGGAATGAACTTCTTGTTGAATTAGAATTTAAAGACGTTAAATTAAGTAGTTCTGCAATATGTATTGGTGCTTTTGAAGATGGAGCAAATGAAACTATATATTGGTTTGTTAATGATGAAGCAAATACAAATTCTTCAACAGGCAAAGTAGATTTAATTGTGTCGTTTAATACAAGAACGTTTGTTTTATTTTATCATGTTATATCTACATCAGTATTAAATTTTGACAAAAATTATTTAGTAAATGGTATAGACTTAATTGGAGACCTTTTGTTTTTTACAGACAATTTGAATCCTCCAAGAAAAATTAACGTAAATAGAACTTATTTACAACCTGATTCAGCTACAACAGTTGATCAGATTACTGAGCAAGATATTGGTGTTATTTTAGCACCCCCTTTAAACGCACCAATTTTAGACAACTATCAATTAGGAGGCGGTGAAAATTATATGGACGAGCTTTTGTTAAGCTTTGCTTATAGATGGCAATATGAAGATGGAGAGTATTCAGCTTTATCACCATTCAGTCAAGTCGCTTTTACTCCTGGTGCTTTTGAAATTAATTATCAAACTTATGATAATGATGGAATGTCAAATATATTTAATACAACAGATATAACTTTTGATACAGGAGGAAGAAATGTAAAAGATGTTGATGTAATATTTAAATTTAGTACAAGTCAATCAGTAAATGTAATAGAAAGATTTAATAAAGTAAATGAAGGTTGGTTAGATAATATCCAACAAACTTTAACTTTTACAAATAAAAAAATATTTACAACACTTCCTGAAGCTCAGTTATTAAGATTGTTTGATAATGTTCCTAAAAAAGCACAAGCTCAAACTATAATGGGTAATAGATTAATGTATGGAAATTATGTTGATGGTTACGATGTTAAAGACTCTGATGGTCAAGATATTTATTTAGATTATGACTTGTCTTTAATTGCAGAAAATATTCAAGGAATAGAAAATGAAGCAACAGCAAGTAATGTTACATATACAATAGATACAAATGTAAATATTACTAATGCAAAAGTTACTATTAGTTTTGCAGGAAATGAATTATTAGCAGGTTCTCAGTTAGGAGTTGATTTTAATTTTCAAAGCAGTCAATTTGGTGGTGACCCAACTTATGATGATGGAACACAACCTGAAAATAGTTTTGAAAGAGTTTTTCTTTTTAATATACAGCAAGATTATCCAAGTGTTTATGCGTTAGCTACAAGTCCTGAATTTGAAGCTGCAGTAAGTGAGTTTGTTGCTATAGCTAATTCAAGTTGTTTTTCATCAATTGTTTCAGGTTGTACAACAGGCTGTACATCAGGAACTAGTCAAACAGATATATTTAACTGTGGGATTGCTTCTAAAAATGAATGGGAATACACAAATTTTGGAATAACAAGCACTAGTCAAGGAATATTAATTGGAGCAACACAAGGTAGTGATGATATTTCTTTTACTATACCTGCTTTACAATTTGAATATTACGACCCTGCTGCACCGACTGTACCGACAGGTATTTTTGCTTATGAATATTTAACGTCTATTGGAGCGTCAGGAATATTTTTTAAAGACGCTACTAGAAGCAGTTTACATAGCAATAGAGACTATGAAATTGGGATAGTTTATATGGATGAATATGGAAGAAGTACTACAGCTTTAGTAGATACTGATAATACTATATTTATTCCATGTGGAAATTCTATTACAAAAAACAATATTAGAATTCAATTAAACAACTACCCTCCTTTTTGGTCAACTAAATATAAGTTTGTAATTAAAGAGTCTAAAGGACTTTATAGAACTATTTATTCAAACATATTTTTTCAAGAAGAAGAAACAGGTGTTGTTTATTTTAAACTTGAAGGAGATAACAGAGATAAAGTAAAAGATAATGGAACATTATTTGTAAAAGCAGATTCAAATGGCCCTGTTTTAAATTGTGCTTCTACAAAAGTTTTAGGCTTTGGTGTAGAAGTTGATGATTTTCTTTGTAATAAAAATGCAGATGGAGACCTTATAGTAGGTAGCCCTCCTTGTGGTCAGTTTGGAGGAACATATATGCAGTTAAAGCCAAATGGATTTGCAGCAAATTACCCACCTAATGCTCTTGTTGAAGACACAGGAAGTTGTAGAGGTAGTTATTGTGTTGCGTTGGCAGGAACTTATGTTGATAATCCTAATTTTGGAGACCCTGGTGAATTAGAATTTCAACCTTATACCGTACCAGCAGGAAGTATTGTAAGAATAAAACTTGATGCTGGAAGAATAGGAAGAAGTGCTAGTTGTGGAAGTAGAAATTATAACTTTGACGGTCGATTTACTGCAGGTGATGATTATAATAGTTTATATAGTTTTATTGTAGGAGATAATATTGATTTAACAAACGGAATAACATCAGGTGATGATAGTACTATTAATGGAGTAGTATTTCTTGATCAATTGTTTCCATTAAACTCAAATCCTGGATCAGGAACTTCTAATAACACAATATACTTTGAACAAGATGCTGCAACTGGAAGACAGTTTTTAGCTTTTAGAACAGCTACTCCAAATTGTGGAAGTCCAAATAAAAAATATTCTAGAGTAAATATATTAATTGAAGTTCAAAGAGCTACATCATTAATGGTATTTGAAACAGAACCATTAGATTCAGATAATGAATTGTATTATGAAAACGAACAAACGTTTGATATAGTAAATGGATTTCATTTATCAGGCACAGGCGATTATGACCAAAACCAAACAATAACTCAACCTGCTGTTGTAGATTTAAGTTTCTTTAATTGTTTTACTTTTGGAAATGGTGTTGAAAGTAATACTGTATTAGATGCTTTAATAAAACCAACACTAAGTTTAGGTGATAAGGTAACAGCGGTATCTGAAGAACAATATAAACAAGCCGAAAGATTTGGAGATATTACATATAGTGGAGTATTTAATCAAGAAACTAACTTAAATAAGTTAAATCAATTTAATTTATCATTAGCTAATTTTAAAACTCTTGAAACAGCTTATGGCCCTATAAGGGTATTACATGCAAGACAAACAGATATACTTGTTTTACAAGAAGATAGAATATCATCTTTGCTTGTGGGAAAAAACTTACTTTCTGATGCAGCTGCAGGTGGAGCAATTGCTTCAGTCCCTGAAGTTTTAGGAACACAATTAGCTCGTATTGAAGAATATGGTATTAGTAATAACCCTGAAAGTTTTTCTACTTTTGGAAATGATGTATTTTTTACTGATGCTAAAAGAAGTTCTGTTATTCAATTAAAAGGTAATGGATTAAAAGGAGATTCAGGGGGTACAATAGGAATTATTTCTGAAGTAGGAATGAGGTCTTGGTTTAGAGATTTATTTGTAGATTCTTTTGAAACTCAAAAGTTAGGAGGATTTGATCCTTATATGAACGAGTATGTTTTAAGTTCTAATCTAAGGAAGATACCTCAACCTCCAATTATAAGAGATTGTGGTTATGAATTAATTGTATCTTCAATGGTGAATCCATATGTTATTATAATTAATTTAACTACAATTATGGGTCAAGTTGTTTTTAATTATTCAACTGATCAAAGTATAAATATAAATATTGAATGGAATGGTGGAACTGTTGTTGATCAGGATGTTACAGGCTCAGGTAGTGTTACGTTTGTAAAATCAGAAAATAGTCCTACACAAGCAACTGTAACAATTACACCAAAGGCTGGAGCTGCAACATTTACTATGAACTTTAATTGTCCTACAGCTGTTCCAATAACAGTTAAGGAAATTGTTATAAACCTTGAAGGAGATGTTCGTTTAACAACAACATGTAGATATAGATGGAATGAAGGAAATAGTTTAAGTCCTTATAGCACTAACGCAATTAGTCTTGATTTTGATACTGTTTCTTTGTTTGCAGAACAAACAGGACAATCTTCTTTTGGAACTTTACCTGCTTTGAATTCAACAGTAACAATGAGCAATAGACAGGGTAAAGGGCAAACTTATGTTTTTGATAGTTCTAAAGATGAGTTTAAATATTTAACTAGTGATGTAAACTATAATGAAGCAGATTTAAATACTTTACTTCCGCTTTTAAATGTAGCTACACCTATTACACAAATATCTGCAGCTCCATTTTCACCTGAATATGAAGCAAGTTTTGACTATACTGTACAAAAAGACTACATGTATTTAGTTTGGGATCTTAGAAGAGCAACCCCAATAAGCCTATGTTATGATAACATTTCAGGTCGAAATTCTTGTTGTGATTGTGTTTAACCTAAAATATAAAATTAAATTATGGCAACTACAGTAAATAAATTTATAAACTCAGATGTTTTTTCTACAGCTACAAGGGTGTATGATGACGAAGATTTGACAATTGTATCAGCAGATGGGTTTTATGCATTTAATGACCAGTACAGAAACCAATTAAATGGTGAGTTAGGCCCATTAGTTTCTTGTCCATCATGCGACCCTGCGCCTCCTCCTGGAGGACTTACTTGTTCTACAAGTGTACCTGGCCCTAGCGCTACTGGTGCTTACACTTTGGAGATAAATACAGGATCTACTGC